ATTTAACCTTGCGCTTGTTCTCTATCAAGAAATCCAAACCAATCAAATGAATAAACAGAGCGGGCAGCGAGAGGGCGGAATGAAAACATCTGGATCTCCTTCCCCGGCAATCTATCATCTTATTTTCATGCACGGCTTTGCCTCGCCTAACCCATCGGAGAATTTTCCCCGTGCCTAAAAAAAGGAAAGATGCGGCCCGCTCTTTATTAACTCCAAAACAGGAACGCTTTGTCTTGGAATATATGATTGACATGAATGCTACCCAGGCGGCAATCAGGGCGGGGTATAGCAAAAAGACGGCTGGACAGATTGGCGAACAAAACTTGAAAAAACTTGAAATCAAACAAGCTGTCGCCAAGGTTCAAGCAAAGACTTCTGATAAGCTGGAGATCACTCGTGAGCGCTGGCTAAAAGAGCTTTCTTGCTCTGCCTTCATCGATATTCGTGACCTCTATGAAGATGACGGATCAATAAAGCTGGTCCGCGACATGCCGGAGAATGCTCGCCGGGCAATCGCTGGCTTTGAGGTTGCCGAGATATTTGATAGGGCTGATGGAGATCAGAAATCGGCTATTGGCTTGCTAAAAAAAGTTCGGCTGATACAAAAGAATAACAGCCTGGAATTGATAGGCAAGCATCTCGGTTTCCTGGGCGACCGGGCGGAAGGTGAAGTGAATATAACGGCCGATGGGAAGAAGTTTGTCATTGAAGTCCGCCACACTAAGCCGAAATCTAAGCCGGAATAATGTCAGGTGAAGAACGCCTGGTATGTAGTGAATCGTTTTACCCGCTATTGGATGATGAACACTACTTCCTTATGCTTGGTGGCGGCAAAGGATCAGGAAAATCAGAGTTCGCCGCTCGTAAAGTAATCTATCGCTGTCGCAAGGAAGGTAATCACAATTTCCTCATTCTCCGCAAGGTTGCCGCTACTTGTAAAGAATCGGTCGTTGAGGTTATGGTGAAGGCTCTTGAAGAAATGAATATTCCATATCGCCACAGCAAAAGCACGAATGAAATCAACTTCAAGTCGTTCAGTGGTGCTCCAAATCGTATCCTTTTTGCTGGCTTGGATATGTGGCAGAAAATAAAATCACGCAAAGGGGTGACCGGGATTGTAGTAGAGGAATTAACTGAATTTACCGAAAAGGAATTTGATGAAATTGATTTGATGTTCCGTGAGGAAACGGGACACTATCCCCAAATCATGACGATGTTTAATCCTGATGAATCTCTTGCTCCTTGGATCAAGCGAAAATATTATGATGAAATTCCTATTGAGATCAAGGATAAGGTGCTGACCCATCATTCGACTATTTTTGATAATCCAATTGATGCCGTTAGGGAAAGCTACCTTATAAAGCTCCGGTCCTATAAAGACCCTACCTATATCAAGATGTATCTTGAAGGTAAATGGGCTGCGCCAAAAGGCATTATTTTTAATTGGGATGTTGTGCCGATGCCGGATTGGAAAGGAAAGAATCCTGATATATATTATGGGGGGGACTTCGGCTATTCCATTGACGTTGCTGCTTTCGATAAGATTTACAGGATCGGAGATGAATTTTGGATAGAGGAAATGGTTCACGAACTTGGACTGACCAATATCGCTCTTGCCAATAAAATAAAACAGCTCGATCCCCTGACAAGGAAGTTGCCATCTTATTGGGATTCATCGGAACCAAAGAGCATCGCCGAACTGCATCAATGCGGGCTGAATGCGAAGCCAGCTCAAAAGGGCCGTGATAGCGTGAGGTATGGTATTGACTTCATGCTTGAAAAAACATTTCACATTATTCAGGGATCACATCATGTAATAGAAGAACGAAAAACATACAAGTGGCTTGAAGATAAAAACGGAGAATTAGTAAAACCTTCCGAGCCTGTTAATTTTAACAACCACCATATGGATGCTATTCGTTATGCGGTAAATACTCATTCACACCGGAAACGCGCCTTTGGCGCTTTCTCCGAGAAGGACTTCTACTGACGGGCATCTCCGATACCCCATCGATCCCCTATCCGCGAAAAAACGAAAACGACATTACTTATACTGATGCTGATCCTGATGATGATACTTGACAAGACGGAGATTTTATACTATTACTTCCGCGAATGAGCATATTCAAATCAAGGGCGGCTGAAGTCGAGAAGAAGTTGACGGGGCGCATCCTCTCCCTGGAGCGCGACCTGCGGCGGGCCAGGTTCGAGATGCAGGCGAACGTCGCGGTCAACTCCGGCGACGACGTGAGTTACGCCTACTCCTACAACAACTACCGGGAATACGCGAAGGCGTGCCAGGCGGTGAGCGACAAGTACGAGAACCGCGCGTCGTGGGGCTCCGGCCTGACGGCGAACATCGTCGACTTCCGCGCTGCCGTCACCGTGTCGTCCGGCCCGCAGTATAAGCCGCAGGAGAAGGCGGCGATCCAGCAGAAGGACGAGGAGGGGAAGTCGATCGGCGGGGAAGAGGACGCGAACGACGACGGCGTCATCGACCCGGCCGAGCGTGAGATGGAGTTCTGCCGCTCGCTCTTCGAGCACAACGACCTCGACCACGAGACGCCGCAGGCGTGGGGCCGCGAGGCGGAGATCGAGGGCCGAGTCGCCGTGACGCTCGAGTGGGACGAGAACGAGAAGCAGGTCCTCCTGGTTCACCGGCCCTGGCTCACATATCGGTACGAGGAGGAGCGCGACGAGAAGGACCCGCGCGTGATAAAGAAGATCACCTGGGCCGCGAATACGGCCGCGAAGATCAAGGCCGGCAGCGCGGAGGGCGACCTGCTGGTCTGCCGGCGCTTCAGCGGGCGCGAGAGCGCGAAGTACCCGATGACGAAAGTCATCCGCTGCCTGACGGAGATCGAGTCGATCAGCCAGGCGTTCCGCGACTGGCGCGAGATCAACCGCCTGTACGCGGCGCCCGTTCCCGACTTCGAGTTTAAGACGGCGGAAGAGGCCGAGGATTTCCGGGACAGTTTCGACGGCAAGAACTGGAAGATCAAGAAGGCGCTGATCCATGCCGGCGTCTTCCAGTACAAGGGCCCGGACATGACGGGCATCACGTCCCTCGAGGGCGAGATCAAGCGCCTGGCCTGCTTCATCTCCGGCACGACCGGCTACCCGCTGCAGTTCCTCCTCCCCGACATGCTCTCGAACCGATCGACGAGCGAGAACATCATGGAGTCGGCGCTAATCCATACGGCGAGCGAGCGCGCGATTTGGACCGGGTTCTACGAGGAGCTGATCTCGAAGGCGATGACCCTTTGGAAGGCGAAGACAGGGAAGACGGCGCTCGACCCGAACCGCATCTCAATCTCGATCTCGCTGATGACGAAGGAACAGTGGGAGCGGCTGACGACCTTCTGGTTGCCGGCGTTCCGCGAGGACCTGGTCACGCGCGAGGCCGTGCTGCCGATGATCCCCGACTTCAACGTGCGCGAGGAGCTGGACCGCCGGGAGAAGGCGGACAGTTCGGAGGTCGCGCGCATCACGCAGGAACTCGACCGCGTGGAGAAGGAGCAGGCGATGGCCGGCCAGCAGCAGAACCCGCCGCCGGATCAGAAGCCGCCCGTCTCCGGGCAGATCAAGAAAAAGACCCCGGATGGGGAGGAGGAAGAGGAATGATTTCCGCAAAGTCGCTCAAGTCTAAGAGGGTGATGTTCACCACGCACAACAGGGGCATGAGAAGGCTCGCCGCCAGGATCGAGGCGAAGCCCGTCGATCAGCGATCGCCGGAAGAGCGGCGCACGCTGGCCGGCATCATCGATGAGGAGAAGGGCATCCGCACGATCTCCGATGTCCGCGAGGAGCGGATCGAGAAGGCGAAGGCCGCAGCGGCCGCGCCCGCGCCGCAGGAAGTGAAGGCCGAGCCGAAGGCGAAGAAGGCCGCCGCCAGCGGAGGCAAGAGTGGCAAGAAAAAGAAGTAGCCCGAAGGTCCCGGTCGGCGGGATCGTCCGCGAGCCGTCGGTGCGCGTGATGCACGAGAACAGGGGGGAGGAGGCCGTCCGCCCGATCCGTGGCCTCCAGCGCTCGATCCTCGATACCCCGCCGCCCTGGCGCAAGGACTGGCTCGATGCGCACGGCCTCGAGGTCCGCTACCGGCACGGCCGCGCCGAGTTGAGGCGCAAGGCATGAAGGCGACGCTCGAACTTCAACTGATGGCCCAGGGCGAGATCCTGCAATACATCCCGCCCGAGACCT